AATACTAATGTGTACTGTGTTATACAGAACCATGTGTTTGGTGCGAAAGCTGCGGGTCTAGCATAAGGAGTAACTAAATGGCTATTTCAAGAGCACAATTAGCGAAGGAGCTAGAACCAGGTCTAAACAGTTTGTTTGGTTTGTCATACGATGAGTATACAAACGAATACGCTGAGATCTTTGCCCAAGAAGACTCACAAAGAGCCTTTGAGGAAGAAGTTTTAATTACAGGCTTCGGCGGCGCTCCTACAAAAACTGAAGGTGGTTCGGTTGATTTCGACCAGGCTACTGAAAGTTACACTAGCAGATACACGCACGACACTGTTGCGCTTGCATTTGCTTTAACAGAAGAGGCAGTAGAGGATAATCTTTACGACTCTTTAGGTAAAAGGTATACAAAAGCATTAGCGAAATCGATGGCTAACACCAAAGAAGTCAAAGGTGCTGACGTACTCAACAACGCATTCTCTTCCGATCATACAGGTGGCGATGGCGTATCTCTTATTAACACTGCGCACGTCCTAGCGGGCGGTGGCACAGCTGCTAACAGAGCTACATCAATGGCTGACTTGAATGAGACATCATTAGAAGATGCTTTGATTGATATTGCTACTTTTACAGATGACCGTGGATTGACGATTTCTGTCCAGGCAGACAAGCTTGTGGTACCACCACAGCTGGTTTTTGTTGCTGACAGGATCTTAAACTCACAGGGAAGATCAGGGTCTGCTGATAATGACTTAAACGCAATTAAGAACACTGGTGTTCTTTCTGGCGGTTACACAGTTAATCATTATCTAACTGATCCAGATGCTTTCTTCCTTCTGACTTCTGTAACATCCCAGGGCGAAGGCCTCAAGATGTTCCAAAGAAGCCCGATGGAGACATCTATGGAGCCTGACTTCACGACTGGTAACATCCGTTACAAAGCTCGTGAGCGTTACAGCTTCGGCTTTAGTGACTGGAGAGGAATCTACGGTTCTCAAGGTGCATAACGAGTAGCAGCGTTAACTGTTATAGAAAGGGACCTTCGGGTCCCTTTTTTTATGCCTAAATTAATTAACATATATTTGTATAAAAACTTGCACATAACGACACGATATGTATAATAGAGGAGTAAGTTAATTAAACAGGAGAAAGAAATGGGTATTCATGTGAACATTTACAAACAAGCAAGAGAAGAAGACACCTGGTTGGGCGCTGTAGACTGCACTATGGGCGGTGAGTCTAGCTACGCAATGGGCTTTACTGTTGTCAATGCGGAGGGACCTTTTGAGCCTTGTGAAGACTATCCGGCTGCTGAGCTTGTAATGAAAGAAGTTGGTGGCGGTAGAAAAATCCTTAGATTGATACCGGTTTCTAAAAAGGAAAAATGGACTATGTTTGGCGGCAACTACGCCTCTACTTCTGACTCAAGATTTTCAGAGCTTTGCGAGAAATTACTTGGTGCAACTTTTTATGGTGCGGTTGCGGTTCACGATAGAGTGGAAGGTTAGGAGACGCGAGTGGATTTGAACTTAGATTGGTCAAAAGGTGAAAAGCAGTCGGACGGCCGGCTGCTTAAAACCGCCAAGCCTACGCCTGAATTTTGGGCGTTATGGAAAGTTAAAAAGGCAGCCATCAAAAAAGCTGGTTATACAGTCAGCAAAATTGATGACGCCTGGCTAGTTACACACATGGTTGATGACAATGCTGCGATCGAAGATTCAGTGGCCACAAACTCAGATATGCAAATACCTGTACCCGCCGGTCTTGAGTATCTTCCTTATCAAAAAGCTGGTATTGCTTACGCTGCTGGCCGCAAAAGCACTTTGATTGGTGACGAAATGGGCCTGGGTAAAACAATCCAGGCAATTGGCACAATCAATGTGACTAATCCAAAGACGGTCCTGGTCGTTTGTCCGGCTTCTTTGAAGCTGAACTGGAAGAACGAAATGGTCAAATGGCTCGTATCTGAGCGCACAATCGACGTGGTAAACGGTGGTGGTGAGCAAATACCGTCTAATCCTGACGTGGTTATTATTAACTATGACGTGCTAACTAAACACGCTAAAGCTCTACAGTCTAGGATTTGGGACATGGTTATTATGGATGAGGTCCACAAGATCAAAAATCCAAAAGCAAAACGCACGGTTGTTGCGGTTAGCATAAAGGCCAAGCGTAAAGTGTTACTTACGGGAACACCTATAACCAACAGGCCCATAGAGCTACAGCCAATAGCTGGTTACCTGGATCCTGAAAGCTTTGGCAACTTCTTTTACTTTGCTAAAAAATATGCCGGCGCATACAAAGGTCGATTTGGCTGGGACTTTAGCGGATCTTCTAACCTGGATGAGCTGCAAAGAAGGTTGCGCCAGTCTTTTATGATTAGAAGAAAAAAAGATGAGGTGCTCAAAGATCTGCCAGCAAAAGTGCGCCAGGTAATTGTGTTGCCAAGTAAAGGTTACACCCAGGAACTAACCAAAGAGTTTGATGCTTTGTCTGACGCGGTTGAAGAAACCAGCTTTGAAGAGGTGTCGTTTGAGAAAATGTCTGAGGTTAGGCATGAAATGGCTTTGGCTAAAGTCAACGATGTAGTGGATCATTTGATGGACCTGGAGCACCAGGTTGTAGTTATGGCTCACCACAAAGATGTTGTCCAGGGCATTAAAGAAGGCCTGGAAGCAGTGGGTAAAACAGTGGTTACTTTGACTGGCGATTGTAACCAGGTCCACAGACAAAACTCAGTGGATACTTTCCAGGCTGGGAAGGCAGACGTTTTCATAGGTACGATCGGGGCCGCGGGCGTTGGTATCACGCTTACAAAAGCAAGCCATGTGGTTTTTGCAGAGCTAGATTGGGTGCCAGGCAACATGAGCCAAGCAGAAGATCGCTGCCATAGGATTGGCCAGGAAGACTCTGTGTTGGTACAGCACTTGGTTGTTGATGGATCTATTGACGCCAGGATGGCTGAAGCCCTGGTAGGCAAGCAAAAAGTGCTAGATAAGGCTCTTGATAATGTGCAAGTGTTAGATCAAAGCATTTCAATTAACGACCTTGCGGTTGGTGTCAAAGAAGTAGAAAAAATGTTCCACAATAAGAAACTAGCGCCACTAAGCAACGATATAGTAGAGGCAATGAGATCTTGCGCAGCTTACCTGGCATCTAGATGTGACGGTGCCTTGGAAGAGGATGGTCAAGGATACAATGGTTTAGATAGCCGATTTGGCAAGTCAATAGCACAACAATTGGTCTGGACTCCGGCCGTACAACACGCAGCAAAGAAAATGTTAAAAAAATACAGAGAACAATTGCTCCAGGGCGGTTTATCTGTAGAATACAAATCCATCTACTAACCCTTCGGTAGATAGCTACCACTAGCACTTTCTCCAGGGACCTTCGGGTCCCTTCCTTTATTCTTGACGTTTTTTCCTGTTTAGTATATTTGATGCTATACTTTAAGTGGGTCTAGGATAATTAATGACTCTATCGACCGGCCTAGCGGACATTTGCCAAGACGATAGATGAATTCTCTCAGGAGGGAATTATGGCTAATTCAACATTTAATGGACCAGTTAGGTCCGAAAACGGCTTTGAACAGATTACTGTTACAGCCAAAACAGGAGCAGTAACCACAAACTTCGACATCGACGCAAGTGGTAATGTTTCTGGTACTGGTACTATGAAAATGACCGGTGCGACTAACTTTGTAAAGGCTTACGAGTCTATTACAGATGCTACCAAAACTATCACAGCAGCCGATTCTGGAACCGTATACGGTTTTAACAGAGCTGGCGGTATCGTGGTAACACTTCCAACACCAGCAGCTGGGGTTCACTATAAGTTTTTAGTGGAAACTACTTTTACTGGCGTAGGGCAAATTAAAACAGCTACAACAGATGGTACAGACGGCTTCTTAGGAACTGCGTTTGTTTTTGACACTGGCGAGATCGGTGAAACAGACAACTTCCATCCAGCTGCATCAAACGATGTAATTGACTTGGGTTCAGATGAACAAGGTCGTTTAACTGGTGGCTTTATTACACTTACAGGCGTTAACACTACAACTTGGTTTGTAGAAGCGTTCTTAATGGGTGACGGAACATTAGCTACTCCATTTACTGACAGTTAATAGGGAGTAAATAATGGCAACTAGATTAACAGGCTCAGACGTAAAGGCGGTACACATTACCGCCGATTCGCAAGCTCTAGATGCAGATGGGATCTCAACAGCAGCAGCAGTAGGTAATAACGCTGCATTAACTATTGGAGGCGCTTTAGCTTCTGGTGGTTCATGTACGTTTGATGCCGGAAGGATAGTAACAATACTTTCCGCCGGAAATGATTCTAGTAAATCATTTACTGTTGTTGGTACCGATGTAAATGGCGATGCTCAAACAGAGTCAATTACAGGTGCAAATGCTGGTACAGCTACTGGTAGCGCATATTTCAAAACCGTCGCAAGCATTACGGCTGTGGGAAACCCAGCCGGTAATGTTTCAGCTGGCATTAATGCTTCAGCTGCGGATGTAATATTTGCTGGCAGATCTAGATTCCAGGGTATCAATCTTGTATGCACGGCTACCGCCGGACTATTAGACTTTTTAACAAGCAGCCCAACAGGCACATCAATATTCAAAGTGGGAACCGTAGCAGATGCTACGGCCACCAGGGATATAACTATTCCAGACGAAGGTATGGTTTTTGCCACAGGAATATATGTGCAATACACAGCTGCGACGTTTAATACAATGACGGTATTTAGGGCGTAAAAAAACATGGCAACTATTAAAGATGCCAAAAGAACCAAAGGTGGGAGACTCACTTATAGAGGTGAGTCTTTTGCCGGTTTTAACAAACCTAGCCGCACACCTGGCGCAAAAAAGAAGTTTAAGGTGTTGGCTAAAAAGGGAGATCAAATAAAGCTCATAAGGTATGGCGATCCTAATATGACTATTAAGAAGAGCAACCCAGGGCGAAGGAAAAATTTTAGAGCAAGACATAGCTGCGATACTGCTAAAGATAATTTTACAGCCAGATATTGGTCTTGCAAAAACTGGTAAAAAACTATGTCATTTTTTAGAAATCAGATGTTCAACAGGGGGCCAATGGGATTTGCTCCTAGACAAAGCCGGTTTAGTGGCGGTTTAGGTGGTCTTTTCGGCGGAATGGGTGGTTACAACCCTTACCAACAACAAATGCCCAGAATGGGCGGCATGATGGGCCGTGGATTTAGC